AAATATTGAAAATTTTACCTTTATAGAAGACGAAGACCACTTAAGAGAAGGTTTTTACATTAATTAACGGGATAGCAACCCCGTAAAAAGTTCTGATCTAACAAATCAGGAGCAAAAAATGACCAAAAAAGTCGATAAAGACCAAAATTTTATGAAAAATGAGTGGGGAACGGAATTTTTATCAAGTGAGTATGGGTGGGAAGAAAAAATTGAGCGTCAAAAGATGCTTAGAGAGATTTCAAATGATGATTTGACCCCCAAAAAGCACGATTTTGTGATTCAAAATGAACTTCACTCAAAAATTCGTAATGATGATGATTATGATGACTGGGAGTATGGTACAGAACCACTTTATGAGACGAAACCACTCTAAATAAAGTATATTTGCCTGCAAAATATGCCTCTAGAGAGGATAAGTAGAGATTTTAAAGATATAAGTATGACATTCCAATCAAATCCTCTAAATCGGGATTTGATTGGAATAAAGAATGAGACTGCTATTGCAAGGTCAGTAAAAAATCTTGTACTTACTTCTCAGGGGGAACGATTTTTTAATTCTAGTTTTGGCACTAAGGTTTCGAAACTTTTATTTGAAAATATTGACGCAATGACAGCATCAATTATAAAAGATGAAATATCTTTCACTTTAAATACATATGAACCTAGAATTGAAGTAACAGATTTGACAGTAAGTCCAAATTATGATGAAAATGAATTTGCTGTTACAATACAATATAAAATTATTGGGATCGATGTTCTTCCTCAGCAATTATCATTTGCATTACAACCAACAAGATAAATGACCCTAGTAAATTTTACAAATCTAGACTTTGATCAGATAAAAGTATCTTTAAAAGAGTACTTAAGATCAAATTCAAATTTTACAGACTATGATTTTGAAGGGTCTAATCTCTCCACGATCATAGATTTATTAGCGTATAACACATATATTTCTTCTTATAATGCTAACTTTGTTAGTAATGAAGTTTTTATTGATAGTGCAACACTGAGAGAAAATGTTGTTTCTCTAGCACGTAATATTGGATATGTACCACGTTCAAGAACTGCCGCAAAAGCAAATGTATCTTTCTTCGTAGATACAAGTACTTTTAGTACAAATCCAATTACAATAACTTTAAAAAAAGGTACAGTCTGCTTATCAAACTCTTCATTTGGTGATACAAATTTTTCCTTTGCAATCAAAGATGATATTACAGTTCCTGTTGTAAATGGAATTGCTTTATTTGATAATATTGATGTTTATGAGGGTTCATTAGTAACTGCTAATTTTACTGTAAATTCCAATAATCCAAATCAGAAGTATATTTTAGAAAATTCAAATATAGATACATCGACAATTTCTGTTATTGTTAGAAATACTGAATCTAGTTCCGTTACAAGAAACTTTGCTTTTTCGGATAGTATCCTGAATGTAACTGCAGATTCTAGAGTTTTCTTTATACAAGAGATTGAAGATGAAAGATATGAGTTAATATTTGGTGACGGCGTATTTGGTAAAAAATTAGATAACTTAAATTATATTGACGTTTCTTATTTAATTACCAGCGGTGAGTCTGGTAATGGTGTAAGTGACTTTAGATTTGCTGGAAGACTTCTGGATAATAATGGAAGAGTCATTAGTGATGGAATATCTCTAGTAACGACTAATTTAGTATCAAGGAGTGGAAAGGAGATTGAATCGGTAGAATCAATTAAAAAATATGCTCCAAGAATATATGCGGCACAAAACAGAGCAGTAACTGCAAATGATTATGAGTCTATAATCCCAAGATTATATCCAGAAACAGAATCAATCTCCGTTTATGGTGGAGAAGATCTCAATCCACCAAGATATGGTAGAGTTTTTATTAGTATAAAACCATTTAATGGACCATTCGTATCAAGTCAGGTAAAAGATAACCTAGTAAGACTTTTGCGGAAGTATAGTGTTGCTGGTATTGTTCCGGAAATTGTAGATTTAAAATATCTCTATGTTGAATTTGATTCGACAATTTACTATAACAGTAACTTAGTTACTTCTGGAGAGATTGTAAGAACAACCGTGAGTCAGAATATAACAAAATATGCCGACTCTAGTGAACTTAATAGATATGGTGCAAGATTTAAATATAGTAAGTTCTTAAAAATAATCGATGATAGTAGTAATGCCATCACTTCAAATATTACTAAAGTGAGAATGAGGAGGGACTTGTTCCCACTTATTAATCAATTTGCAGATTATGAAATATGTTTCGGTAATGAGTTTCACATAAAAGATCGTAATGGATTTAATATTAAATCTTCAGGATTCAAAGTAAATGGTTTAGCTGACACTTTGTATATGACTGATGTGCCAGATTCTAATTTAAGAACTGGTAGGATAGTGTTCTTTAGACTTGCATCACAAACAGAAGTCGTAGTTGTTGCATCAAATGCAGGAACAATAAACTACCAAAAAGGTGAAATTTTATTGTCTCCAGTTGATTTCAGGGAAACTAGTAAAAATAGAGGAGAAAATCCAGTTATAGAAATATCTGCTATACCCAAGTCCAATGATGTAATTGGATTACAGGATCTTTATTTGCAGATAGATATTAATAACAGTACTTTAAATGCTGTTTCAGATGAAATTTCTTCGGGTGCTGATGCATCTGGAACATCATACACGGTAACATCAAGCTACGAAAACGGAAATCTTGTAAGATCATAAAATGACAGAGAGCAGAATCAAAATTAGTTCGATTGTTGAAAATCAACTTCCAGAATATGTAAAGGAAGAATTTCCACTAGTCGGGGAATTTCTTTCTCAATACTATGTGGCAATAGAAAATCAAGGAAGTACCTTAGATATTCTACAAAATATAGATCAGTATGTTAAAGTTGATAATCTTACAAATTTAACTGATTCTACTCAGACAACATCAAATGTATCATTGTTTGATACTACAATTAATGTCGAGAGCACTTATGGATTTCCTGAGTCATATGGATTAATTAAGATTGATGATGAGATCATTACTTACCGAAGTAAGACTCAAACCTCATTTACTGAGTGTATAAGAGGATTTGTTGGTATTGAAGAGTACTACAACAATGATGAACTTAAGTTTTCTGATACTAACGTAGAAAGTCACGATTCTGGTTCTACAGTAGAAAACTTAAGTATTCTATTCTTAAAGGAATTCTTTAATAAGGTCAAAACTCAAATAACTCCTGGATTTGAAGACCGTGAACTGAGTTCTGAGATTAATCAAAATCTCTTCATTAAACAGTCTAAAGACTTCTATTCATCAAAGGGAACTGCAGATTCTTTTGAAATTCTATTCCGTGCTCTTTATGGAAAGGATGTTGAAGTCATTCTCCCAAGAGACTATTTAATTCAACCTTCAGATGCTCAGTATAGAGTTACTAGAGACCTTGTAGTTGAAGCAATTGATGGAGATCCCAATAACTTATTAAATTTAACTTTATATCAGGATCCAATTTATAATATTCCTGAGTCTAGAGGAACAGTAACTAATGTAGAAAAAATTATTAGGGGAGAAAAAGAGTACTATGTAATTAGTTTAGATTTTGGATATGATAATCTAAATGATACTGGACTTACTCTAGGTAATTTTTCAATTCACCCTAAAACAAGGAATGTAGTTGATGTTGTATCCGGATCAGATACAATTACTGTTGATTCAACTTTAGGATTTCCCTCTGAAGGAAATTTCACCGTAAAACTTGAAAATGGAACAGAACTTAATATTGCTTATGGATCAAAATCATTAAATCAGTTTTATGACTGTACAGGAATAACTCAGGATATTCCCAAAAATAGTAATTTATATCTAGATGTCTATGCGTATGGCCACACCGACACCAAAAAAACTCAGATTGTCAAGGTAAGAGTTACTGGAGTTCTTTCTGCATTAAATTTAGATAATCCAACCAAGTATTATGAAAAAGGTGACCTAATAAAAATTAAAACATTAGGTAAAGAGACTAATACTTTTAAAGCAAATAATTGGTTGTTTAATATTTCATCCACCTATAATGTAAAATCAATTGTAGAATTAGATTCATTAAATTTTAGATATCGTATTGATCTTTATGATGATCATTTTTTCTATATTGGTGATTCAATTACAATTGTTCCTCCGCAATTACAACCACAGTCTGAAGTTAAAGCTATTATAACTTCAATTAAAAATTCTAAATCAATTGTTGTATCTGCAGAGCAGGGTGTAAATTCTTCTATACCATATCAAGTAAGAAAAAATATTGTTAATGTTTCTTCAACAAATGATTTAAGTATTAGCAAATATACTGCAAATGTCCAAAATGTCTATTTGGACCGTGTAGGATCAGTTTACGTAACATCTCCATCCTTTCCACATTATTTAAATACCTCTCTTAATATAAGAGATAGAAAAGTTACCTTCTCGGGAACATTTTCTGGAGACACTCTTTCTATCTCTAATCATAAGTTTTACACTGGAGATAGAATTGTTTATAACCCCGATAGTGGTACTAATAAACTCGATTTAACTGCAGGAAAGTACTTTATTAGAAGAATTGATTCTAATACCTTAAAACTAAGCAGAAGTCTCAGTGATCTTTTTACTGGAAATTACGTAACCGTTTCTGGTACTGTTACTAATAATGTTTTTTACTATGAACCATTTGTAAATGAAGATTTATCACCAAAAACTGTACAACCCCAGAAATTAATTCGACAAATTGCAAATCCAACGACAACTAATGCTCGTATTATAACACCTCCCGGATTTAGTGGAATATTTGTTAATGGAGTTGAACTTTTAAATTATAAATCTAATGATTATATTTACTATGGTCCAATAACATCTATTAATGTATTATCTGGTGGTTCTAGTTATGATGCAATAAATCCACCATTAATACAAGTAAACGATTCTGTTGGAACTGGTGCTACGGCATACTGTACAGTTAATGGATCTCTTTCCAGAATTGAAGTCATTGATGGTGGAGTAAACTATCTAGAAACTCCAAGAGTTGTTATTACTGGAGGAAATGGATTTGGTGCTAGAGCCATTGCAAACTTAGAATCATATGATTATTCTGTTTCATTTAATTCTACACAGTCTGGTGGTTATGTAGATCTTGGAAATAATACTATTGGATTTTCATCCTTCCATAAACTCAATAGTGGTGAGGAAATAATCTACCAAACAAATGATCAAAGAAGTATCGGAGGTATCTCAACCAACTCTTCTTATTTTGTATCAGTAATAGACGCAAGTACTATAAAGTTACATACTAAGTTTAGTGACGCTGTTGTTGGAATTAATACTGTAAATCTAACATTGCCTTATGGTGATGGTGTTCATTCATTTAAATCTAGACTTAAAAAGAGAAAAATACGCACACTAGACGTAATTAATCCGGGATCTAACTATAGAAATAGAAGGGTATCTACCAGTAGTTCTATAGGAATTAGCACTGCAAGTAATGTAATTACTATACCAAATCATAATTTCCAAAATAAAGATATTGTTACATATCAAACAACCGGAACATCAATAAGTGGATTAGATACTTCAAAATATTATTACGTCGGTAGAGTAGATAATAATAATTTTATATTATTTGATCAGTATACTATTGATGATAAGCAGTTAATCGACTTTTATTATAACACTAGACAACCTGTTGATTTAACTAGTGTTGGAAGCGGTCTTCATATTTTTAGAGACGAGCCAATACAAGTTCAACTTATTGGTTCTGTTGGTGTAACAACTTTTACCAACCAAACATTTGATGCGGAACTCCAACCCATTTTTAGAGGATCAGTAGAATCTGTATTTGTCGAAGATGGTGGTTCAA